TACCTGCAAGCATCAACTGCTTCTCCCTTATGTAAAGGTCATTTAGGTCATCAGAAGGGTACATCGCTTGCAGGTGTTTCATCTAATTTAATTGGCAGCAAGTTACGCCCATTTATCACAAAGCCTACATTTCCTATAATGCTCTGCAAAACAAGCGGTGTTTCAAGGGGCGTGATGCGACCCCCCGACTCCATCTCCTTGACCTTCCTAACGTGGATGTGCGTGTATATCCAATCGGTTTCGTGAGCTGCGAAGCGGTGGATTACAATCACGCAGTCTGAACGGTTGCCCCACTTACCACCACCTTCAATGTCCGAAGTATTCGGAGGCATCGCCATACCCTCGTACTTGTGGCCTTTGTAGAATGTCTTGCGCATCGCTTCCGTTACAGGGTGTGCGTTTACTATGGTCGTGACGTTGTTCCGATGCGCAAACACCCGAAGCGCAGAGGCTACCTCGTAATGGTATTCGTGCATCCCTGTCTTGCCTAATTTCTTTTGGTCTGTTGATAGGGAGTTGTAAGGGTCTATCAATGCGCCCGTGTAGTTCCACTCGTTCTTGACCGAATCCATTACCTGTAAAAGTTCAAAGGCGGTGAATAGCCTGTTGCCGTCTATGAATTGAAAATACTCGTTGATGAAGTCCAACTTGCGGAACATCATCCCCTCATCAATCCCTTGTATCGGTTTGCAGACCAAGAACTCTATAAGCTTTCTTTTAAGGCTTGGCACTTCGTTCTCTGCGGAGTAGATGAGCCACTTCTTGCCGAAGTTGTACGACTGAAGCAGCATAAGATAAAGCAGCGTGTGGGTCTTGCCTACGTTGGCGTGGCCTACCACTACCACGAACTCACCGTCTTTGAGGCGCAGGTATTGGTCTATCTCATAAACACCGAGCTTGCCTGTGTCGTAGTACTTGCCCTTTAAGGCTCTTTGCAGGTATGGTAACGAAGATTCGTTGGGTAGTAGGTCGGGATGTATCATTAATTCTGATTGGTGTACAAATATAACAAAATAATCGACATAAAAAAACCTCCCCGAAGGGAGGCTTCACGCAACGGCCTAATATAAAACCAATCAGAAAGGGTCGTTGCGATTTGCGAAATGCTCGGTGTGTGATGCAGGAGCAGCACTCTGTCCTGTCATCCAAGCGTTAAAGGTCTCTGCGTTGGCAAGGATGGTGTTTACATCGTGCTTGGCAGCACAAGCGTACTCCACCGCAGACTTCAGCGCAACTTGGCGGATGATTGAAGCGGAACGCTCATCTGTTTTAGGGGCAGATGGTGTGTAGCTTGAACCACCACCGAAAGCATTAGCACGTTGGATTTTAACAGTACCCTTTTCATTCTTGGTGTACTCCACGTCTTCGCCTACGGCATAGGGAGGAGTCTGTGATTTGGCAAAGGCAGTACCGAAGTCGCCATTGTCGAAGCGTACCTCTAACTTAAAGAGGTCTTGCCATTGCCCCGTTGGGGTAATTGAAATAATTTTTGACATAATAGATTGGTTTTAGATAAATAAAATTGATTGCTGCTCCATTACATCAATACGAGCCTGAAGCTCTGCTATCTTGTTTTGGAGTGCTTGGATTTGTGCTTGTTGCACTTGCACCATTTCGGTGTATACGTCTTGAGAGAATGATAAAGTCATAACTGATTGGTTTTAAGTTAGGCAAATATACAACTAATTATTCTAAAATCACTCCCTCAAAAATAATTTCTGCGGTGTCTTTGGCAATGGCTTCGCTGTGTATGAGTATGATTTGTTGAACGTACTTGGGGCTATCATCACGAATCGCTCCCCACTTCTTAAAGGCATCAAGCGCAAACTTCACCGCCATTATGGAATTGTCTACATCGTACCTGTAATTGACAAGGCAGGTGATGTGTACTTGGTGAATTGGTACGCAGTCCATTGTGTAAAGCTGCGCAAGGACTTCATCGCAATGTTTGTCCTTTGCGTTCTTTCGAACTGTCCAATGCTTTGAGGCGTAGAAGGCGTTAAGGCTCGGAACCTTGCCGACTACAACCTTATAGGTCAGTTGTCGGGAATCAGATAGCCGCATTGAATGGCGAAGTGCAGGTCTATCTTGGCAATCTCACCAAGTAGTTCTTGTTCTTTGTATTTCGCCTGTTGGCGTGAGTTGTAATCGTAGTCGCAGTTAGCCATCAGCGTAGCGCACTCCTCAAGAATGAAGTCTATCTTCCTGCGTTTGGCAGGGTTAGTATAGTACTGCATACTTTGTTGTTGTTGTTTGGCTTCCTTCGCTTGCTGCTCGTTGTTCATTTTGTCGTTCAAGTTCAAATTGTAGGTGAGCGATAGCCTTGCGGATGTCATCGCAGATAGGGTTGTGAGGTTTCTTGCCTGCTCGCATTATGTAAGTTAGAGCAGTACCCAAGTTGTAGTTGTCAGCTTGGAAGTCCATCACAACATCCTTCGCCTCTATCTTCAACGTCTTGCCGATGTAGTACTTTGGTGTCATTGGTCAAAGGTACATCATCCCAATAAATGTAGATGTGGTCATTCATTATTTAGAATCATTACAAATTAGCATAAAGGCTTTGCTATGTCAATTTTATTTTGTTTTTTATCAAAGTTGATTAGTTAACTTAACTACTTAATCAACTATTAAGTTAACTTAAGTTAGTAGTTAGTCAACTTATAGCTTAACTAAGAAATCAACTAAATAAAGAAGTTGCGTTTTAACGCATCTAAATACATTAAGACATAAAACTATACCTCTTTAGGTATAAAGTCGCTTAGAACGACTCTATTATATCTTAAAGGGTATAATTACTCGGTGAGTTTATCCACCCAACGCTTCACGATGTATGCACCTACCAAAATAAGTCCAAGCATCGTAAGCCCACCTTCAAGAGTCCATCCCCTTTGCTTCTTCTCCTTCGTGAGAATCTTGGTCTGTGTCACTCGGATGGTATCGGGCAAGCAAGTTGCCTCAACGTACACCTTTCGGTCTATGTATTGCATTTGCAGAAGCACCTTGTCTTGGTAGATGGTCGTGTCCCTGTAAAGCTGCAATGTGTCGGTGAGGTATTTTGTCTTGGTGACAATCACCGTGTCCCTTACAACTACACTCTGCAGGACGGGTTTCACAGTAGCGCAACTGCTAACTACCGCAAGAGTCGCAGTCAGCAGGATTGTCCAAATTACAAGTCGGTTGGGGTTTAGTTTCAAGGGAGTTGAGCCATTCATCAAAAGAGGAGGTATTTGGTTTTGCCATTATGCTTGACTGCTTTTAGGATTTGTTTTCGGTTCTTGGTATTTGAGTAACTAACGTGAACCCACGATGGCGCACTATCAGAGCCAAATTCCCAAATGAGTTGGTCAAAATCTAAATTGTCCTTAATCCAATAAAACAACACCTCATTCCCACCATCAAACTTCAAGTCTGCTGCTTGTCCTTGCGTATGCTGCGAGGTCTTTGCTCCCCCTACTTTGGCGTTGACCGCAGGGCTGCGGTACGCACTCGTTACTTTGAGCGCACCTAATGCGTCTCTCGCAGGTTGTAAGACGTTTTCTGCAAGGCTACGGAGGTTTCCCTCCAAGTGCTTGGGTAAAGCGTTAGGAAGCCCTGTTTTTGTAGCAGTCAATTCTGCGAGGCTAAAGTTCTTGGTCATCGCCCTTGCGACTTGTAGGGCTTGGAGTAGTTTTTACTCGCTTTATTGGCAGATGCACTCTTGGAATGCTTGCCTCGCTTCTTGCTCTTACTTATCCTTTGGCTTATCGCCTGTTGCTTCGCCATCTTTAGGGTCTTTAAGAAATAGTAATGCGAATGCACCCATCATAAAAGCACTCACCTCTGTCAGCGATGCCTTCTCGTAAAACACCAAAACAAAACAAAGGCCGATAATAATCAGCCCAAGTATCGTAGTCTTGGGGTTGCCGAAGATGCGCTCAATTAGCACCTTTGTCCTTGAGATAGTCCCTGCGCCACTTCCATAGCGTGTAGCCCAATGAGGCAACTAATACCATAAGCCCAAACGCTTGGTGAACGTAGGATAGAAGCAAGCCCGACCCCGTTAAAGACCAAGAGGTGATTACGCTATCAGCCGACTCCTTTGTCATCTTTGTTAAGGGTGTTCTCGTATGCAGATACCAAGACACGAACCTCATCTAATTGCATTAGTAGATTCGCCTCTTGCTGCTTTAATGCATCCAAGCGTTGTTGTAGATGTTCCATTGGGTTTAATTTTCCCCAAAGATAGTTTACTCCTCGCCTCCTTCAGCAGGTGCGTCAGCAGCAGGCTCCTCAGCAACTACTTCTTCAACAACAGGTGCAGGAATCATTGCCCAAGCATCTGAAGCCAAAGTGCGGTAGTAGCCATCAACTCCCAATACCTCATCGGCAGCAGGGTCGTTGACTTGGAGTACCGTGCGCCAAAAAGAGGAAGCGATTACGGCTCCGTCTTTGGTGACGTCTGTGGTTTTGCGGACTGCGATAGTGCCGTCAAGTTTGACGTTAAAGTCGCTGATGTAGATTACTTCTTCAATCATTTTGTTTAGTTTTATTTTTTATACTTGGTAAAATCCTGCAAACTGCATAAAGTTCTTTGAACTGCCTGTGTCAACATCCCCAACTGCAAGAGCCGATTCGTCACCACCTAAAGCAGACAATTTCAAAAGTGAGATAATTAATCCATCTACACTCGCACTACTTGGTGAGGTTGTCCAAACTCCATAACGGCCTTGTTCAGATAATGAAACCGAAGGTCGTGCCGAAGAACTTGCTGCTGTAAATGGCAATCCGCTAATTACAACATTTCCCGAAGCAGAGCCAACGGTGATTCCTGTTGTACGCATAATTCCACGAAAGAAAACTGTGTTTCCAATTTTAGTGTATCTACCGATTCGGTTTGCAGCATCATACGTTACAGAAGTAAAATTGGTTCCATCAGTAGCAAGACTCGGAGTCCATTCCCCCTCCTCGTAGTCATCAAGGGTATTAGCATTGGCTGAAGCTACTTGCGTTGCAGGGAATTGGAGTTGCCCTTGAGAGACTTCAATTACCCCTGCGGTTGTAAAAACAAGTCTATTATTCGTTCCAACGGTTGAAGCATTAGATAACACAAAAGCATTAGAATCGGAATAATCCATACCGAATGACCAATCATTAGCACCGTTAAAGTATATGAATTGGTCGTATGCTGCGTTGTTCCCTATTCTCAAAGTCGTATCTGCTGACGCTTGTGATATGTGAAGCAATGACGCAGGCGCATCTGTGCCGATGCCTACGTTGCCTGTCACAATAAGACCTGTACCATCAACAAGTTCAGTTTTTACACTACCCATAGTTGAGCGAATTATACTCGAACCACGCACATATTCAATAGTGCCTGCGTTATCCCCCGCTGCAGTGAAGTTAAGTATAGGGTTACCCGTTGTATTGCTTTGAATCTTCAATGTTCTGTCTCCACTTGCCCCCGATAGAGTTGTATCACCACTTACCGCCAAAGTTGAACTAAGTGTAGCGGCTCCCGTTACTGCCAAAGTTCCTGCGATAGAAGCAGCAGCCGTTGAAAGCGACAAGGTTGAGTCGTTACCCAAACCATCGCTCAACGCCTTTAGCGTTCCGCTTAACGGCCCGTTATCCGTAACCTTAATAAGGCTATCGTATGTGTCCTGTGGGGTTGTCCCCGTTAATGCTGTTCCCATAATTTTATTCGTTCCAAGTTGTTGACCAAGTATTCCAAATTTCTTCTACCAACTGCCAAGCAGTCTGTCCCGACCCTCCAAAGAGGTTAGTAGTAGGATGTCCATAAGACAATGGCTGAACCATACCCCAAGAGATACTATTCGTTGCAGCAGCTTGACCCCAATAGATGTCATTGTTTGCTGCTCCTTGTCCCCAATCGCCTTGTATGCCCATTGTCTAAATAACTCTTTAACTTCACAATGTTGCTACGCTTCGGTGTGTAGGTCTGTTTTTTGCCACTCATAAAACCCAAGAGCTGAAGTTAGAGTCAGTATCGGGGTAAACGTCAGCGTTGTTGTTGCTATTGTATTCAGGGAACGAGGCTTGGTTGTAGCTCATATAAGTAATGAAGCGGTCAGTATAATACTGCGCCAAGTCCCGTGCCTTGCCAACCAAATAGTCAACCTCAATCTTCTCTGCGGTAGTGCTATTCTCGGAGTTGTGCTTGAACACCCCACCATTGCCAATCGTATAAGCAGCAAACGGCAAATACTCCACCATTGCGTAGTGAATCAACATCGGCTGAAGGTAGTCGTTCACCAAAGCCAAGTAAGGGTTTACCAAAGTGCTATTGATGATGTCCGTGCTGATCTTGTCATAGAGTTGTGTGCCTGTGTAGTTTTGCAGGTGTATCTCCTGCGCTATCTTGATAAACTGAATAAACTTGTCCGTGTCCACGTTACCGCCAATCGCGGTGTTGCGAACCAAGTCCTCTCTCTTAATAAATAATGCCGTTGCCATATCTTATCGTGGGTTTACAAATCCTTGATTCGGCATATCAACAGGGCGCTTTGCTACGTTTGTAGGATTGGTCTCAAGAACCACGCCCTCTTTCTTTGCCTTGTTTACACTCACCTCTGCATTCGGATTGCCGACATCGGGAGTTACGCCTTCGCCTTTTGCTAAATACGTCTTACGCATCCAAAAGTGATGGCATCTTGCTCCGCCCTTGTACAACCAAATAGAGTACGTTGCGGCTCCGCCTTCTCCGAATCCTGCATTGACGGCTTGGCTACCCATACGCTCAATGTCCTCCTTGCGGTAGACCTTGCCTGCTGATACCATATTCTTGCAGAACTCACGGCTATTAGCCTTCGTTGCTTCGGGAGCGTAAGCGTAACGCACCTTGTAGCGTTTGCCTTCTTCGGTTACTCCGTCTTGGCTGCTCTTAGCGTTTGGGAATGCGCTGCCTGTTGATGCGAATGCGTACTTGCTTAAAGCGGCTTCCGCATCGTAGTCAACAGGTCGTTCATCGACAAGCTCCCATTCATCTTCGTTGATGACCTCGCCTAACTGCTCCAACTCCGTGAATACGGATTCAAAATGCTCATCGGTGGGTTCTTGGCTTGATAGTTTCACGCCTGTCTCCTCCTCACGAGTCTCCATATCCATAGGCGTTACTACGTCTTCAGTAAACTCCAAAGGCTGAAGGGTCTTGAAATAAAGGTTGAGGCTGATGTCGTTGTATGACAAGATTTGGTCTATGCCGTCAATGATAATCTCCTGCTTGGGGCGAATGACAAGGTTATCCAAAAGGGTAGAGGCGGTCTTCAGTTCATCAGCATTATTGCCGAGTCCCGAATTGTCTTTGATGCCCAATAGCATAGGGCTGACAATACGATGCGAGACCATTATCTTCTGTGTTGCTTCTGTACTCAAGAATTGGTACTGCTCTGCAGCATCCGATAACTGCACAGGGTCAACCGTTGCAGCAAGGTCTTTGTTGTCGTTGAACGCAAGGATAAACTTGCCCGAGTTTGAACTACCGCTAAACTTCGTGGCAATCTGCTGCTCAATGCTCCTGCGTTCTTCTTCACTTGGTACCCCGTTGTTGAAGTTGATAAGCATAGAGGGCGCAAGGCCGTTCTGAATGTTGTTGATGTGGTAGTTGGCTATCTCCTCCTCAAGCTCTGCGTACGGAAGCCCGCCTTGATAGTCAACGGGGGAGTAGTAATAGAATCCTGCTCGGTATGGCTTGATGTACAATATCTCCAAACCTTCCTTACTCGTGCCAAATGCAGGGATGCGTACCGCAGTCTCTCTCCTGCCTTTTACGTCTTCCCAATCCTTTGCGTAGTAGTAAGCCTCAATCTCTCCGTCTTCGTTGCACCTTGCGGCTCGCAGCGTCTCTACGGGGATGTGCTGCACCTCTACAATCATATTGTGGTCTTGGGAGTACACGACCTGCATAGAGCATTGCCCCATCATCACGTAATCCGCTACGACCTTCTGCAAGCACGACTTTGTAAACAAGCCACGCATCGCTGCGTACTCGCTCGGCTTCTTGGCAGAGTCCGTTGCATCCAAGCCCTTGCCAAAGGTCATATCCATCAAAGAGTTGAGGATAGCGTTGTTGGTGGGTGAGCCGTTGTAGCGGTCAATTAGATACCCGAAGTAGTCGTTGTTATCTCCGTATTCTACGTAGTCCTTCCCTTGCACCTCTTTTACGACAGGCGTGGTGTAGGAACTGAAGTTCACAACGTGGACTTTAGATGATGATGTACTCATTGTCATAGCTTGT